TACATTATTTGAGGAAATTTGTTTGTATGAAACTGCATATGTTATAACAAGGCATTTGAATTCTGGAAAGAAAATAAACTCACCAGAATTAACAAAAATAATGGCAAGTAACGCATTATTCGAAAAATTCTATTTTGATGCTATTCAGTTCAAAGATTCATATGCCAAAGCAAAGAAGCGTAAGGACACTAATAAGATGGATATTGCAGAAGCACGATTTACACGTGCTAAATCTGAGGCAGGAAGTGCTAAACGTAGTATAAAATCCATATATGAGTCGATTAAGTAAATTAGAAAATGAAACTAAAAAGATAAATACATGATATAACTTTATGTATTGGGGCAAATACCATGAGAAAAACAATTTTTTACAACTCTGACCCAGTTGCTATCTCTTCAAAAATGAATGAGTATATGAAAAGCAACTTTGGTTATGAAGTAGATGGTGATCTTGAATCACTGAGAGAAGCGAAAGCACAATTAGAAGCACAAAAGCGTGAAATGACTGCAGACCACCAGGATCGTGCATATGTTGAAAACATGCTTATGATTGAAACAATCAAATCACTATTGAAAGCACACGTTGCGGAAGGTGAATTACCAGCAGGTTTAAAAGCATATCAAGATGCAAAGAAAAAAGGCAAATCGCCGGCTAAGAAGAAAGCCAAACATGCGTCAAAAGCAGAAGAAATGGGCGAGTCAGTAGATGAAGGCATCAAAGACACGGTGAAAGCAGCAGGTAAGAAAATCGGCAAAGCTACTAAAAAAGCTAAAAAGTTTTTCGGTCATGGTGAACACCCAGCATTTGGCGAATTTGATGACGATGAGTTTGATACAATGACAACTTACGAAGCATCAAAGGAAAATGCAATGAAAGCAGTATGTAAAGATTGCGGTGATACCTTCGGCAAGCCAACAACTGATTGTAAAAATGATTGTAATGATCCTACACTAGATTGCTGGGTAAAAGAATCTTCATATATGAAAGAAGGTAAAAGTCCTCATAAAAAAGGTACCAAGAAATATAAAGCACATATGGCAGCAATGCATGCCGAAGGCAAAGAACGCACCGACGAAGTATTACCATTAGTGCCATTAGTTGGTATGGCAGCAAGAGCAGTTGGCGGCGCGGTTGCAAAAAAGGTTGGTAGTAAAGTTGCTGGCGCAGCAGCCAATGTTGCAACACGTGCAGTTGCTGCTAAAGCACTTGGCGGCAATAAAAATGAAAGCGATGCACCAAAAGTAAATACACAAAATGAATTTTCAAATACTTTCAACGGTCAAAAGGAATATAAAATGTCAACTCAAAAAATTCAAGAAAACTTATTAGCAGAACTTAATACCTTGCTTGAGAGTGATGCAGCAGAAGCCGAAGTTTTGATGGCGGCGCGTGGCATGGTAGATGAACTACAGGATATGATTGAAAAATTAGGTAAATTACAAAATGATCAACTTGGACCACTATCAGATGAAATGGCATACTCACATGGTGCAGATCGTGCAACAGCATTCAAAGAGTCAGTGAATGATGCTATTTCTGGTCTATTGGGACAGGCACGTTCAACAAAAGATACTGTTAATGATGCAGTTCTAGTTCTTAATGGTGAAAAACCATCAAATGATATGGCAAGCGATATTGAAATCGGCGGCGATATGCAAGATGATTTTGAAGATGATGTTGAATTAGATGGCGATGCTTTTGCAGGTGGTGATGAAGCGGCATCTGGTCCGGATGATGAACCATTAGGCAGAACAAAGAGAACATAAAATGAAAATTTCTACACTTTTAAGCGAAAATGACAATTATAAGTCTCAACTTATGAATGATATTAATGTTTATCTTGTTCGCTTAAAAGCAAATGATATTAATAGTATAGGTACTGAAATAATGGTACGCGAGTTAAATGATCTTGGCCATTCGATAACTATCGAAGGCTTAGTTGACTTACTTACAAATAGTAAATATGTTAATAGTGCGACTAATAGCAGTATAGAATTAGAATTTGTCCCTACATCAGATAATGATGATAGTTCTAAAGAAGCTGTTAAAAAACTTGCTACGAAAGCAACATCAAGGAGAATAAAATAATGCCACTTATAATTAAAGGCGGTAAAGAGCCGAGAATAGTTTCTAAGAAAGAAATGAAGACCATAATTAAATCTATTGAAAGTAGTACATCAGAAGAAGTATTAAAAACTTTATCTCCAGAGGTTGCAGAAAAACGCCGGGAGACTTTGGCAAATAAATCAGCAAGAAAAAATTCTGCACTTATGGCAGAGAAAAAGGCAGAAGCCGCGGCAGAAAAACTAAAAAAAGAAAAAGAACAAATTGAAATTGCAGTTTCTGAAAAAGTTAAAGACGCGGTAGTAGAAACCGTTGCTCCAATTACAGTTGATACAAATGCATCTGTATCTGTAATAATTGAAACAAAAGAAGAAGTTTCAAATGAAAACACTGTTCCAGATTTTACTAAAATGACCAAAAAAGAAATTGATATTTGGGCAGATGAAAACTTAGGAATTCAATTGGATCGTAGAAATACAAAAGATCGTATGATTGCTGATTTAAAACCGCATTTGTAATATTATTCAGTGAATTATAATTATTATAAGAGCGTAAGATATAATATCTTGCGCTTTTTTCTTGACAAGTCTAAATTTATATGATAATATTACTCTATGTTAAAAGAAACTTATTCATATGCTCCTTTGTCCCGTGTTAATGTTAATGGCTCTAGACATTATCAAACACCTGACGGGAAACCTTTGCCTAGTGTCACGACAGTTTTAAGTGCACTTGCAGATAAAGCCGCTATTCATGAATGGCGAAAACGTGTTGGCAACGAAGAGGCGGACCGTATTATGCGCCTTGCCACAGGTATTGGCACTCAGGTACACTTACATTTAGAGAAATTTATTTTAGAAGAAGATCGCCCGTCTGGTAGTAATCTAATACATCAGATGGCAAAAGAACTATCAGATATTGTAATTTCATCTGGACTAAGTAAAATTAATGAGGTATGGGGCACAGAAGTACCATTATATTATCCGGGTTTATATGCTGGAACTGCTGATTGCATTGGTGTATATAAAGGACAGCAAGCAATTGTTGACTTTAAAACAACTCGTAAGCCAAAAAAGCGGGCATGGATCGACGATTATTTTTTACAAGGTGCAGCATATGCAGCCGCTCATAATGAATTATATGGAACAAATATTCGTACAATTGTTATTATGATGATTGGATGGGATGCAGAGGCAGATAATTTAGGAAATTACCAAGAGTTTGTAGTAGAAGGTGAAGAATTTGATAACTACTCCTTGCAATGGGCAAATAAAGTTCAAGAGTATTTTGATAAATACATGTAACTAGGAGTTACACGAAATGGCTATAACAAACGTAAAAATTCTACTAAGACGCGGTTTACGTGAAGAAATCGGCGTTGACACATTTGAAACTGGCGAAATGGGATTCACTATAGATACGAATCAGTTATTCGTTGGTATAGATGATGCGATTGACGAAGTTCAATTTGGTGCATTCGAAAATGCACATGCAGTTATTCAGTCTTGGTTGGATAGTGCAAATAATCCAGAACCTGGACTAACAGTTGACGAAGACTTAGTAATTCGTAATGTCAACGATGTTGATGCTTTAATTCGGGCAATGCATTTCTATCTACATAATGTAGAATGGAAAGGAAATGTAAATTTATCGCCAGGTGAAACAATTTATCTAAAAAGATTTTTATATGATGACCACAGAATTCCATCATCGGAAATTGATCCTGGTAAAACTTATATCATAAAAGAATTAGGCAACACTGATTACTATATAATGGGCGCAAGCGATAATGTAGTAAATGTAAAATTTAAATCTAATGCAGTTGGACCATTGAACGGTAATGGCGAAGTACTAGAAGTAATCGGAGTTGAAGATTACACACAAGGAATTGTCACATCGTCATATTATGACTCAGTAAGAGATGTAACTGTCACATCACTATATATGAGACATGGTGCAGCAATGCCATCACAGGATATTGCTCCAAATAACAACTCAACTTATATGAATAAATCTAACTTCGGACTATTTAAGTGGAATAATACTGAGTGGATACCAGAAGTTATTGATTATGTTCTTAATTATGATCCTCTAAATGCAAGTATAGATTATACCACAAATTCTCCAGTCAGTAGTCTTGGATTGGAAGGTGATGTTGCAGTAATTACCGGTCCAGATAGAGTTACATATTGGTATAAAAGCAACATAACGTGGCAACTTTTAGGCACCGGTGATCAAGATTTTCAATTTAGAACAACTGATGTAGATAATCAAAATATATCAGATACTCCAATTGCAATTCCAAATGTACGCAGTGATGGAACTCCTCTTGTAAATAATGATTACTACATAGATTATAGTCGAGATATACAGAATGGATTAGAATTAATTCTTTCTGAATTTGATATTTTATCTCCTAGAATTGCAGATGTTCCAGTAAATAGTATTCTTTCGTCAATGACATTAGAAGAAGTTAACAACTATTATAGATATGATGATACCACATTACCTGTGTATGCATCTGATGCATTGGCATCACTGAACTTATTAGAGTATCAATTAGTATGGGCATTACCAGATTTAACATTAAATAATGCCACTATCTTTATTAAGGAACGTGATCAAGCAGGAACGAATGATTATACCTTATATAACTATAATAATATGCATAGAGAATATTACTATACTAAATCATTAATTGGTAGTCCATCAGATGTAGATTTTGCTGATACCGTAAATGTTGAATTTATAGACGTACCTGAATTTGAAGCACCATATTATGCACGATCTCGCCGAAATGTTGAAGTTCTAACAGAAAATACGTATAATCAATTATTTGCAGACCAGCATCTATCATCACATTCACATCATAGTGGTAAACGTTCTAGTTTATTCAAAAAACTTTATTCAATTGAACATGATACTTTTTTAAGTTATCATTTTGACAGTTGTAGCACATTTTTTATTGACTATTCATTAAAACAAAAAAGTATTAGTGCAGGAAATCTATTCTTGCGAACTGGTACCATAAAAGTAATAAATGGTTATCCACATGGTGTAAATCAAGTTAAGTTAACAGATGAAAGTACAGAATTATGGCAGGATCTTAATACAGATGGTATAGCAGAGATGTATCCTAACCCATTGTATCCTGAACCGCCAGCGGTACCTGCGCCACCAGTGGCACCGGAAGTAGAATTTTCTAATATTCAATTTGATGTAAAACGTGAAGATATAATACGTGTTACAAATCAAACAGAGTTAGCAATTAATAATTGGTTTGAAACGCCACTGAACTCAAGCGGATTTGTAGGGAAAACGAAGCAAGATGGGGATGATGTAATAATTACAAGCCAAGATCCTCTATGGGATTATACTACCGTAGTAAACGATTTGGTAAATTCAGCACAAACTGCTACTGTAGAAAAGGGTGATCGTTTAAAAATATATTTTACGCAAGATGCTGGATATGATGTAGAAATTAGTTATACTGTTAAGAGATGGTCCATGTAAATGAAAGACAAATCTACACTACTTTATGAGTGGCGACAAATTAGATTACAGTTAAAAAATGATTTTACAAAAGATAATTTACAAGATGTAGTTACCTGGTGGAAAAAGTTGAATTATCACCATAACGGATTTAATTATGACAATCCAACTACATGGCCAGATGTATGGGAATATATCAGTGAACAATTCTATACTAATAGTGGAAATGGTTTAGGATGTTTCTATACAGTTTATCATAGTGACGTTACTTTAGACCCAGAATTAATGTTAATACATGACTTGTATTATGGAGACATGTATTTGATATGCGTTGTTGACGGATGGATATTAAACAGACGCAATGGTATTGTTGAAAAATTAGAAGATGTGAGCAAAGATATTGACATATTAAAACGTTTTTCAAAAGATTTTATTATTGATACATTAAAATTCAGAGATATTTAATATACATAGTTAATAAAAAGAATAAATAATTTATACAGCAGAATGAGGAAAATATGTTAGTACAACCAAAATTTAAACAAAATGATATTGTTACTATTGCTCTTCCGGGCGGGCAAGAAGTTTTAGGAAAGTTGATAAGAGAAGAAGAAACACATGTGGTCTTATCTCAACCATTGACTATTGCCTTTAGTCAACAAGGAGTAACATTTCAAGCATTTACTGTAACTGGTGCAAGTCAAGGTGAAGTGACTATTACTCGCCATCATATTATTGCTATAATGAAAACAAATGATGATACTGCCCAGTCATATCGTGCTGCAACGTCAGGACTTGTTGTACCCGAGAAAACAGGATTAATTACATAATGCCAGCAGCCGCAAGAACAACTGATATGTTAACACCTCACTCGCCCTGTCCTCCAGGAAAATGCGGCATGGGCAGTAACAATGTTATTATTGAAGGTAAACTTGCATACCGTGTTACTGATGTTACTTTTCCACACTCTATCTATGTGGGATCACCTCCATCATGTATTCCACATGTTACGCCACTAGTACAAGGTTCACCTAATGTTTATGTAAATGGTAAGCAGCTCGGTAGAGTTAATGATTCGCATTCATGTGGAATTAAAGTAGCAACTGGTGCACAAAAAGTTATTGTAAATGGATAGATAATATGGCATTGAGCGAAGCAGAATTTGAAAGATTATATCAAGAATTTTTAAGAAGAGGTGGCGGAAGTCTAACAGGATCAAATGTTCCTGGAGCATCTGATACTATTTTAAATAGTTTAGGAGAAACAGTAAACACTCCAGCATCATATTACAGTGAAACTAATAATATTAATTTATCACCCAGTAAACTGGCAGAATTAAATGCAGCAGAAGAGCAATTCAATAGAAAACAAGCACTTTCAATAATTTCAAATGAACTTAAAGAGAATAATTTTACTAATCCATACGCGCAAATAGCATCAAATGGAACTGCTGATTTTACTGAATTTAATTCAAGTCCCGGCTTTAATTCATTAAATGCCGCAAATGATTCATTTTCACTATTGAATAATCCTACCTTAGGTGGCACAGAACTTGCAAAAAGTACGATTATTGCAGGTGTTCTTTCTAATACCGGTTTAGATTTTAATAGAATACTTGCTGCAAGTTCTCTAGGAAATAATGCATTAAGTATGTTTGCTAGTCTAAATACACATACTTCTAGTCAAATATCTGATTTGCCGCAAACATTACAAGATGCAGATATGTTATCAGGTCTCAATAAAAGTTTTGGAGAGCAAGATAATAGTTGTAGTTTGTTTAATGAATTAATGGGCATAATGTCTGGTGGCTTTGATAGTGCATTTGATATCCTAGGTACAGCAAAAGATCAACTGCTTAATATTTTAAATGAAGTAGGTGTTATTAATATGTTTAATACTCTAACTAGTGATATTTCTGGTTTAATTTCAGGATTAACAGGAAATATATCAGATAACATTAGTTCACTAATAAATGGAATAACATCTAAAGTTAATGAAGCATTATCAAATGTTATAGGATTTTTACCTGACATTAAAGGCATGCTGGGTAATTTAGGTGATATTGCCGCTAGTGCATTAAATGCAGTTTCTAGTGTTACTAATCAAATACTAGGAGAGATTTCAAAAATTGCAGATATGGCAGTTCAAATTTCTGACAAACTTGCATCAATAGCAATGGCAGCAGCAATGCTAGATCCTTGCAAATTATCAGTACTAATGAATACTGGTTCACCAGCATTAAAAAGTGCAGCGGGATTACTTAATGCTCCGCTTCCTACTGGATTACCAGAATTTAATATTCCCACTGCACCAGATCCAAGAGCATTCGTTGGCGAAGTAGACGCAATTATGGGTGATGCTAAATCGATAGCAAGTGGATTACCAGGTGTACCGCAAACTCCATTTAGTGAAGCCGCAAAGTTATATGAGCCTATTGATGGATATTTACATGATTTAGACCCTGCTCCATCATTGAGTGATAATATAGAAAATACATCCTCAACATTGGGACTAGGACAACCATCACAACTAGGATTGCCACAGATAGATTCAATTCCTAGCATATCAAACTTAGATGGAATTATTTCTGGTGGATTACAGTCTATACCTAATCTTGTTCCAAGTGATCTTTCTGATTTAACGAGTCAGATAGGAAATTTAGGTAACTCAGTGGGAAGTGTATCAGATTTGGCTTCACTGACAACAGCCGGTAATTCTGTAAAACCGATAGCAGATAGTTTAACCCGTAGTGATGCACTAAGTCCTGAATTATCATCAAATACGAGTGACGCAAGTATAATCAATACATCTGCAAACGAGCCTATTTACGATAATAAAAATAGAAAATTAGCAACATTACCAGTTCGTGCACAAGTTGAAAAATCAGAATGGCGACCACAAATTGCAGTTCAAGTACAGGCACAACAGAAATTAATACGAACAATACTTTCTGATATAAGAAATTATATAGGATCAACAAAGACATATTTCCAAGAAGGTCAAAGAAGACAAGTGATAATTCTAGAAGAAGAACTACTATCACATAAGAAGACACTAAGAGCCTTGTATAAAGTAAGAGATAAATTTGTATATCAATCACCAGGTGGCGATTTAGATAACTCTAAAGAAGAACAAATTCGTAGATACTATATAAATGAAGTTAAGGCACCACAACAAAGAGTTATTGATAGAATCGTGCCTAAAATCGAAAATATTAATAAAACATGGGAATCCATTAAATCTCAATCAATTCTAGGACCTAGATAAATACACTATAATAGTATTATCTAATCGGAGATTATAATGAAAATAGAAGAAATCATACAATCTATGGAAGAGGGCGTGAATGATCCTCATATTTTCAAAGCAGTATTCTTAGCAGGCGGTCCAGGTAGCGGCAAAAGTTTTGTTGCTAATAAGATGCTCCAAGGTACTGGGCTCAGAACAGTAAATTCAGATGACATTTACGAATATATGATGAACAAAGCAGGAAAAGAATTGACTCCAGATGATATCTATTCTGATGAAGGTCAAGAAATTCGTAATCGTGCAAAACAGATTACAAAAAATAAACAACAATTACATATCGAAGGCCGTCTAGGGCTTATTATTGATGGCACTGGTAAAGATGTAGCAAAAGTTCAAAAAGCAAGTGAACAACTAAAAGAACTTGGCTATGAAACAATGATGTTGTTTGTTAATACGAGTGAAGATGTTGCACAAGATCGTAATGAAAATCGTCCTAGAAGTTTACCAAGAGAACAAGTAACTAAGATGTGGCAAGCAGTACAGCAGAATCTTATGAAGTTCCAACAGTTATTCGGTGCAGGAAATTTTCATATTGTTGATAACTCTGGTGGACTAGAAGATCCAGAACGTAAAGCAAATTTCTTAGAAGTTGATAGAGCAATTGATAAATTTTTAAATAAGGCGCCATCTATGCCACCGGCCAAGAATTGGATTAAAGATCAAAGAAGTTGACAAATACTTTAGAATCGTGTAGAATATAATCTAACTATAAATTAATGAAGCGGATAGAAATTGAACAATAGCGCATTAGAGCATTGCCTGCAATTTAGAAAAGAAATTGATTTAGATTTCATACGAAAAACACATGTACATTACTGCACCCCTTGTTATGGCGGACAAGTAACTGAACCGTTTTTTAGATCATGGACACGTGCACATATGATGTTCACAAAACATGAAATCCCATACTCCCTGACTACCAGTGCAAACGAAAGTTTAGTATCACGTGCTAGATGTCATATGGTAGCATATTTCATGGCTAATCCAGAAGCAACACATATGATGTTTATTGATGCAGATATAAATTTTGATGCACTTGATATCTTACATATGCTACAACATGATAAAGATATTATTGTTGGTGCATATCCTAAAAAAGATTTGAACTGGAATAATATAAAACATAATGTTGTAAATAATACATCAATTGATGCAAACTTATTAAATTCAGTTGGTTCAAACTATGCACTTAATTTTAAATATCATTTAGATAACGATGAACCACAAATACAAATGACAGATGGTCTCACAGAATTAAAAGATGCCGCAACAGGTTTCATGTTAATCAAACGTGAAGTGATTATGAAAATGATTGAAGAATATCCCGATCTCTATTTTAATAACGATTTGAATATGGATCCAGAGTTTGCAAAATGGACATACTTGTTCTTTGATACATATCTAGAATCTGATACAAAAAGATATCTTTCAGAAGACTATGCGTTTTGTAGACGATGGCAAAATCTTGATGGTAAGATATGGCTTGATCCTTTGGTAAAATTAGACCACACTGGACATTTTATATTTGAAGGCAATATAAACAATATTTTTTCTTAGTTTTTACTTGACATTCTAAACGAATCACTTTATAAAGAATGTATAAGTTAGAAAAACGGAGAATACAATATGTTTAGAATCCCTAGTTTTTATAAGTTTGATACTTCCTTTGAAGATGCCAAAACAGTAATGACTTCTTATGGTCGTGGTGATTTGCTTGAAGGTATGGAAGCAATGAATCGTGTATGGGATGAACATTGTGCCAGTTATAATTGTGACCATGCTCATTTTACTGACGACTCAGATTTTTATGAATACTATGAAGCAGAAGTAAATGCTTACAACAAAGTTTTCGAAACAATGAAACCTCTATTTGCTTGACAACCTAACATACGACTGATATAAAGTATGTATAAGTTAACAAGAAAGAGAATCACATGACACAAGAAATCATCGTTTCATCACACCCATATCTACCAGAAATTAAAGATTGTGAAGATTATGCACACTATTGTCAAACTCGGCGTGCAGTTGGTCTGGGCGTTGTGCCAGAAAATCTTTTTGATGCGATTTACCTGAGCAAAGATGAAGAGGAATATTTTACTCTAATTGACGAGGCTTAATATTTAAAAGTGTGAAATAATACTTGACAATTCAAACGAATCAGTCTATAAAGAATGTATAGATAGCAACAAGGAAATCTCATATGTCAATAGCATCATTGCATCACGCAACAACAATGGGTGAATTATTTACAACACTGGATTCAATGGAGGATGATATTGATTTATCTCCTCCTCATGTTTATAGAGCAATTCAAAGATGCCAGCGATCACATGGGATATTTCCGCGATATCTCAACCTTCGGCGGTTGCAGCAATCGCATCCTTCAGTGGAGAATAATGACCCAATAACACTAAAAAGTATAATGAAAATACCAGGTATTGGAAAAAGGCAAGCTGGATATATAAAGCAGTGGCTCGAAGACAAATATGGTTTAGATATTCCTGATAATTAATACTTGACAATTCAAACGAATCAGTCTATAAAGAATGTATAGATAGCAACAAGGAAATCTCATATGTCAGTTCAAATTTTCAAAGTTTATCAAATTCAATTAGATGAAAAACTAGTAGAACTGGTTAATAAAGAGGGCTGGAATTGTCATGAAAAAGCAACTGCATATGCAGATGCAACATTTGGAAATTTTAAAGCGGCTGCTATGAAATTCGATGAATGTTATACTCACGTTGCCAACATTGTTGCTGATAGTCTTGATCATGTTTTTGAAGTAGGAAATATTGGACCAGAAGATCGCATTGAGCGGTTTGGAAAAATGTCTAGTATTTCAGTTGGAAATATTATTGAAGATGTCGATGGTAATCGTTCGGTTGTAGCAAACTTTGGATTCGAATCTATATAATGGCAAAGTATGGACCACGTATATTTCCTAGTGACCTGATTAATACTAAGGGTCATTGGGCAGTTGATACTAAATGGAATGTATCAGGCAGCAAAGATAATATATACACAATTAAAATGTCTGACAAGGGATTTACATGTGATTGTCCAGCATTTAAAAAATGCAAACATATTAAATCAATAGAAGAAAAATTTGAGGATACAAACAATGAATTTTTGTGATTTAAAATTTAATGAAATACGACCACAACACTTTCAAGCCAAGCGATCTTTTGGTAATTATGATTTGAGTGTGATTCAAGAACCAGGCAAAAAACTTTATGAAATTGCGGTGTTCAAGAATAATAATTTTGTTCAACTACCTGGTATACATACAGGAGATGATGTTATACCTTATCTTGAACCAGCAGATGTAGAAGGCATAATGCTCAAACTACATTTCATTGCTGGTCCTAATTAACTTCGATCATACTACTAAGTAGTAGGATACATATTGTGCTTATATTCACTGACACGTTGTGCTTCTTTATATAAGCCTTTGTTGCGTAATTCACGAATTGCCATACAGTATGAACGGTATTCCATTGCTTTGATAAAACGTTTAAACATTATTTGTTCTCCAACATTAGGTTTTTTGCAGCTTCGGTGTAGCCTTGACGATGTAGTTCAGCGGCTGCTCTTGCTCTACCTGCTGATTCACCAAAAGCCCATACTCCGCGACCAAAAGATTTAAGTGCAGTCCAAAAAGGATTAACCGTGTAGTTCATTACTAATGTAGTCATTATACTGCCCCTCTTAGATTTTCATTTACTGTTATTTCAACATCTTCAACTACTAGACGTTCTGGCTTATTATATGATGTGATTGCAATATTATATATTTCACCACGTGAAATTCCGATATCATTTAGTTCATAGTTTGAAAGTGCAGACAGTTCTTTGATTGTTGTACGAACTTTCTTTCTATAATCCATTTCGGTTCTAAAATTTTTGTATGCTACTACTAGTTTATTAATCATGTGTTATTCCTTGTGTGTATCTATGTGATGGCGCTTTGCCACGATTATCAAGCATGTATTGGTAAGCAAATTCCCAATCACGTGCATACTCTGTTTTTGCCCAAGTCATTAAGTCTGAGCGTTTTGTTGCCCTATTAGGAAATCCTCCAAAAAGATTTGCTAGGGCACTAAATAGGTTTAGTGTCATTCAGTTTCTCCAAATTTTTTGATGCTTGAGGGAAGCAATACCCTAGTCTTTCCCAGTGCCACTCATTTTTTATAAGCTGAGGTCGCTTATCTTACACTTTTATTTATAGTAATATAACACTAAAAAACACTAAAAACAACTGCATTTTGCGAAGACTCGGTATGCGTGTAGTGCAACTGTGACACTTCATCAAGTTAAATAATGCTTGCTATTTGGTTATTATTTTGTTATAATGATACAAACAATAATAGACTAAATATGTTGAATCAAGAAATTAAGAAAGAATTAATATGTTAGTAAAAGGTAAAGTTCTTGTCACTGGCGGATCAGGCTTCATAGGCAGAGAAGTTGTCAGACAACTACTTTCAAAAGGGTATGAAGTAACGGTGTTAGATAAATCTGAAAAGCCACAAGATTTTAAATATGTACGTTATATTAAAGGTGACATACAAAGTGCTGCTAAATGTGTTATGGCAGCAGTTGGTCAACATTATATTATTCATCTTGCAGCAAAAGCAAGAATACCACAAAGTTTTATTGATCCTGATACTTATTTTGATAATAATGTAACTGGCACACGAAATGTATTAACTGCCGCACATGCGGTTGGTATACGGAAATTTGTTTATGCTAGTTCATCTAGTATATATGGTAATAATCCTCCGCCACATAAACCATTTCATAAACCAGATCCATTGAATTATTATGCAATGACTAAATTATTCGGTGAGCAATTATGCAAACAGTATAAAAATGTATTTGACTTGAACTATAATGTATTACGTTTCTTTACAACCTATGGAACAGAACAACCATCGGACGACGATAACGGATTAATGATTAGTAAGTTTTATCGTTTAGCAAATGATAGCCATCCATTAACCGTTCATGGCGATGGTGAATTTAAACGAGATTATATTCATGTAAGCGATGTAGCAAGTGCATGTATTGCGAGTATGGAATCCAAAGTAAAAAGTGAAGTCTTTAATGTGGGAACAGGAAAAAGTTATTCGGTAAATCAGATAGTAAATATATTACGTGAGTTTTTTCCAGATTTGGAAATAGAATACCAAGATAAGCCTAAAGGATATGCAACCGATACTCTTGCCGATATATCTAAGGCAAAAAAACTATTAGGCTGGCAACCTTTAATAGATACCGAAACTGGTATTAGAGACCTTTATAATCTAAAGAAAAGTATAGATGAAGCATAATCAATATCATATCAGAAAAGCCGGCAAAGAAGAACGTGCATTAAAAATAAGTATTTTTATTTTAATACTATTTGTTGTTATCGAGTTATTTGGTGCACATATAAGTAATTCACTTGCATTATTAAGTGATGCATTGCATCTTTCAACCGATGCGTTAGCAATGATTATTGCCGTATTTGGATTTTGGATTGGTAGAAAACCACCGACTGCCACATACTCATATGGATTTATGAGAGCGGAAGTTATTGCAGCATTTTTAAATGCACTGATGTGGATTGGACTTTTTGCATATATTATATACGAAGCAATCTATCGAATACTAAATCCTGAGCATGTTGATATATATTGGATGTTACCAATTGCGATTATTGGATTAATCGTTAATTTGGTATTATTTAAAGTAGTGCATCATCACCATGATGGTCATAATATTAATATGCGAGGAGTGATACTTCATATCTTACTTGATATTTTAGGCAGTGTTGGTGCCATTATAGGTGGTATCGTAATATATTTTACTGATTGGTATTATATTGATCCTATTATAAGTGTACTTCTTGCCAGTTTAATATTAAAAAGTGGTTGGGAATTATTAAAAGATTGTCTTAGAATACTAATGACTGGAAAACCAGAACATATTGATATTGATGTTATAGTAAAAGATATTATAACAAATATCGATCATGTTAATAATGTTCACCATATACATATATGGGAATTAGCAAGCGGACAAATTTCAGCCGCTATGCACATCAATATATTGGATGATGGCGAATGCGATGATACAATATATAATACCAAGAAACTATTAATCGATAATTATAAAATAGTACACACAACTATTCAAATTGAACATAATAATTGTCCAGATGAAGAACTGTTTTATAATAAATTATTAGAGGAGAAAAAAAATGATTAATTGGATTAAAAATAGACTAAAGGAGCGTACAACACTCGACGGTGCCGCACTAGTTGCAACTGGAATCGCAATGCTTATTGTGCCAGTTGATTTAATTGCATATGCGGCAATTGCATATGGTATATGGACTATCTGGAAATCTGAATGAATTGGATAGACATAGATAAAAACATTATTAATATGATGGCTATCTATGACGATAAAGATAAACTTTTTACTGATGTTAAAAAGTTATATAATTGGAATGATTCGCAGGTTAAATATGCAGTCGAACCATTATTAAAACGGTGGGGTTGGTATGATAAGAAAATCATACCAACTACCAAATCAAAAAAGCCAGTGTCTAAACCTAAAACTAAGACAAAAAAGAATGTAAAGAAAAATACTAAAGCATAATTAATAGTGTGATATAAATGACACATATACTAATATTAACTTTGTACCTACTTGATAATAAAGCAAAAATGTATTATATTAGTATAAGTAGAGTAGTATGAGCAGGTAACCTGCTCATATTTTTTTGTTTAAAAGGAAATATAATAATGAAACTATTACTAACAACAGTAGCCGCTATGGTATTGGCTACGACTTCATTTGCAGCAGACATTGGTGTTTCTGCTAAAATGAAAGTTGCTGAAAATGAAGCAACCGATAAGTATGAAGCGACAACCACAATCGGTATTGATGTTGATGCAGGCGAAGGAGTGGCAAACGTTGGACTAGAGTTTGAATCAGTTGATGGTGACACAATCAAACTAGATAAATGGCATGTTGGCACAGAAGTTGCAGATACAACCGTAACATTTGGTGACCAGGATGGTGTTTTTGTAGAAGCAACATCCGATTTTTCATCAATCGCAGAACCAACTATTGATGAATCATTGACATTATCATACGGTCCAGCCGCGGTAGCAGTTGGTTTCACTGATATCACAACTGATGTTACTGAAGTGTCAAATGTACAACTTGCATATAATGTTGATTTGGCATTGGTAGATGTAACTGCATCTATGGATTATAATCGCACATCTGAAAAATACACCTGGGGTGCACGGGTTGATACGGTAGAAGTTACAGGTGTTGCACTTGGTACAACTGTATCATATGAAACAGATACATTAGCATACGAATTAGATTCTACGGTTAGTACATACGGTCTAACAACATATATCAATGGTGACGAAGATGATTTACTAGAAAACATCGGCGTAGGACATGAATTTGATTTTTCTGGTGCAACTGTAGAAACAGATGTTAACTATAATGTGGATGATGAAACAGTAACACCATCAGTTACACTAAGTTTTGCATTTTAGTATAAGAAAACATATTGAGAAAAAAGGGGTGCTTTGCATCCCTTTTTTATTGCTTATAAATAGATATGTTAACTTATATAAGTGAGAAGAATAATGGAAGATGATAATATTGTACTCTCTGAATTAAATGATGAAGAATTAGTAATTCAAATGGGAGACGATTTGTATGATGGTCTCAAAGAGGAAGTCGAAGAAGGTACTAATATTCTTTTAGAACGTGGTTGGGAACCATATCGTGTACTAACAGAATCACTGGTTGCTGGAATGACTATTGTTGGTATCGACTTTAGAGATGGCATTTTATTTGTACCTGAAGTATTATTAGCCGCAAACGCTATGAAGGGTGGAATGTCAATTCTAAAACCACTACTTGCTGAGACTGGTGCACCACAAGTTGGCACTATGGTAATTGGCACAGTCAAAGGTGATATACATGACATTGGTAAAAATCTAGTTGGTATGATGATGGAAGGTGCAGGATTTGATGTACACGATATTGGTATTAATAACGATGTTCAGGCTTATCTTGATGCAATCGAAGAACATAATCCAGATATATTAGGTATGAGTGCATTACTTACAACCACAATGCCGTATATGAAGGTTGTTATTGATGTAATGATTGAAAAAGGTATGCGTGATGATTATACAATACTAGTAGGCGGCGCACCACTAAATGAAGAATTTGGAAAAGCAATTGGTGCAGATGCGTATTGTAGAGATGCAGCAGTCGCAGTTGAAACAGCAAAAATGTTTATGAACCGTAAACATAATTCAATTTAGGTTGTAGTCAAAATGAGAATAGTATATATCCATGGTGCGACAGCCAGTGAACGAAGTTTTGCGTTTATACAAAAGTCTTTAAAATCCAAAAATCCTATCTATTTAAATTATAATAAGAAAACTTCTGCTAAAGATAATCTTGCTATAATGATAGACACTTTAAACAAAATAGATGATGAATTTTTTGTTATTGCACATAGTCTTGGTGGAGTATATGCTACATATTTACAGAACGAATTTGATAGTATTAAAAAAGTTGTAAGTCTAGCAACTCCATTTAACGGCAGTGAGATTGCTGTATGGGGAGCAACAATGAAATTCTTTTCTGGATATGAAATGTTTAGTGACATTACAACACATAGTAGATTTATCAGAGGTAGCCGTAATATTGATATTTCGTGTAATTGGCTTCAGATAGTCACAACAGTTGGCGATGTACCTTGGATATCAGGTGAAAATGATGGCATTGTCACTCGTAAAAGTATGACTTGTCGTAATGATATAGAATATGCAGAAGTAGATAGAAACCATTATGAGATAGTTCTATCTGACAGAGTAGTTGAAATTATTAAAAATAAATTCAACACTTGACAACACTATAAAAATATGTTATAAATAGGATGTAGGCAATGTCGAGCCTATCTTTAACGTGAGCGATGGTGTAAAGCCGTCAAGCAAAGGAGAAAGAAATGAGACTATTAACAATGATAGTTGCCTTGTGGGCAACAGCCACTATGGCACAGGCACGTGATTACGTGCATATAGCAGGATCGTCAACCGTTCTACCATATGCCTCTATTGTAGCAGAAGCGTTTGGCGAAAATTTTGAATTCCCAACACCAGTAGTTGAGTCAGGTGGCTCAGGAGCAGGACGTAAACGTATGTGCGAAGGCGTTGGCTCAAATACTGTGGATATCGCAAACTCAAGTTCTGTTATGAAACAAGATGAATGGGAGCGATGCGAAACATCACTACAAAGTGAAGTAAAAGAAGTTAGAATTGGTTATGACGGTATCGTATTTGCCGCTCGGTTAGATACACCAGGTTTTGAAAATATGACACCAGAACATTTATATAAAGCACTGCAAAAGAATAGCACGTATACAATGTGGAATGAAATTGATCCTACATTGCCGGCTTTAGAAATCTTAGTATTTCTTCCAGGCACAAAGCACGGAACACGTGAAGTGTTTGAAAAGAAGGTCATGGAAGTTGGCTGTAAAACAGCAGGTGATTACGATGTTTTTCTTGCTCAATTAGGTGACAAGAAAAAAGCAAAGAAAGAGTGTTACACAGTTCGTACAGACTCTAGATCTATTGATATTGATGGTGACTATACCGAAACCCTCGCAAGCTTGAGTTCTAACCCCAATGGGATTGGCGTGTTTGGTTTGAGCTTTTTGCTAAACAACACAGATACAATTTATGCAGCAACAATTAATGACGTTGAAGCAACCACAGAAACAGTTGCAAGTGGTGAATATCCAATCAGCCGACCACTACAGTTCTATGTGAAAATGGCACATATTCCTGTCGTGCCAGGACTTAAAGAATATATACAGTTCTTTGTGTCAGATGAAATTGCTGGCCCAGATGGTCCACTCGCTCAGTATGGTTTGGTGAGTGATCCAGAACTAGCAAAAACACAAGAAATGGTCGCCAACTGGTAATAATAATGTATAATGTAGGCGTGTATAAAAGCACGCCTATCTTTAACGTGAGCGATGGTGTAAAGCCATCAAGCAGAGGAGAAAACAATGGACGCACTCACTCTATGGAGCCTTATTGGCTTCCTGCTTGCTGCATATGCAGTTATAGCAAACGATTCAGTACAAACTCTCGGTACATGGATGGCATCAAACAATGAGAGATTTAGTTACAAAACATTATGGTTATCAGCATCAGGTGTTCTATTAGCAACACTATGGTATGGCTGGGTTGTAAATGGTGGAGACATCAGTTACGGCAGACTTAATAAGATTCCATGGCAAGAAGTGCAGTGGTATCATGCTGCAGCGCCTCTTATCCTAGTTGCGCTAACTAGAATGGGTGTACCTGTATCAACTTCATTTTTGGTTCTATCAGTATTTGCTTCAACCTTTGTGTTGGAGAAGATGCTTATGAAATCAATCATGGGCTATGGTGTAGCGGCAGGCTTTGCATATGTAGTATGGTTTGCAATACACAAATACTTTGGCAAATGGTATGATGAAACAAAGCCAGTTAGCGAAAGCAACAAAAACTATTGGCGAATAGCACAATGGGTAGCAACAGGCGGCTTGTGGTGGACTTGGTTGTCACATGACATTGCCAACATTGCAGTGTTCTTACCAAGAGTTATTCCAGTTGACCTAATGGTGTTTATAAGTTTAGTGTTTGTAGTAGGCTTGTTCTTTATGTTTAGAGAACGTGGCGGTAAGATACAACAGATTGTATTAGAGAAACACAACACAAGATACGTGAGGTCAGCAACGCTGATTGATTTGTTCTATTGGTTGTGCTTATACTTCTTCAAAGAACTAAACGATATTCCAATGTCAACAACTTGGGTATTCGTGGGCTTGCTTGCAGGTAGAGAACTTGCAATGGCAACATACTTTGGTAAAAAGAAAACGAAGTCAGTATTTCCACTAGTTGCTAAGGACTTTGGCAAGATGATGGTTGGTTTAGGTGCCTCAGTGGCACTTGTGCTAATGATTCATTATATCATTGTACCTAACGGACTTTGATATTTAAAGGCAGTGAATCGACACACTGCCTTTTCTATTGACAACACTATCAAAATATGTTATAAATAGAATGTAACGTTGAAGTGATTTGACGATTGGACAGGACCGCGGGGCAGTACCGCGCAGCTCCACCATAAGCACATTTAGATAAGTGTGTTTCTTATGGGGCTGAACTAGGATCGACTGACAAGATAGATGAATGGAGTTACCGGGATATAAGCGCCGTTACCGCGAATAAACTTTTTAATTGCAAACGCAAATAAAGCGCCAGAAATGGCATTAGCGGCTTAATTTAAGTACGTGGGGGTTGGTAACTGACCTAGCAACAGAATAGTTACACTACACACACACATAAACACAAAGGAGAACAATATGTTCGATATTAAACAAATGACTGAAATGGCTGAAAAATTCAGCGATTTATACAAAAACACAGGAATGAAACCAGAGGCATTTACAGAAGCATTTCAGAAAATGACACCTCCTTCACTTCCTAAAGTAACTTTTAATAAAAATGGTTATGAAATTCGTACTCAAGTATTAGAAATGGCACAATCACAAATGTGGCAAGACTATTATGCAAAATATGGCATGTTTGAAACATCTGTTCGAAAAGAGCACGATGAAGTTGTGACAAAGGTAGAAATGCCAGAAGTTCCAGGAACAGAACAAATTCTTGAAGCAGCGCAACAATTTTACAATTTCGTAAACAAAGGAAAATAATAAATGATGGTCTGAACAATGTTCAGACCATTTTACTTTTTTGGATATAATAACATATGAAAATATTAATTTGTGGATTGCCGGGAAGTGGCAAATCAACGTTGGCTGAACCCTTTACGAGACTAATTAATGGGGTATGGCTGAATGCAGATTTTGTACGAACAAAGTACGATGATTGGGACTTTAGTATACAAGGGCGGGCACGACAAGCACAACGTATGCGCCATTTAGCAGATGGAATTGAAATGACAGGTAAAATTGTTGTTGCTGACTTTATCTGTCCAATGAATGAAAATAGAAAAGCCTTTGATGCAGATTTTGTAGTATGGATGGATACTATCAAAGAAAGTATATATGATGATACCAATCAAATATTTCAACCACCAATTAATATAGACTATCGTGTTCAAGATTGGTTTGATGATACCCATAATACACTTATGCTTGCAGTAGACAGATACAGTAAATGGCATGAAGAACAAAGAGTAAATGAATAGTATTATTAATGTTAGATATAAAAAATGGGAAATGGTATGAGCGAAGATTTAAAATGGAGTAATTATGACTTTACTAAAATACCCTTTGATGACATTGTTAGTGTCGGTCAGCGTACCTTGCTGTATCGTGATCTATTCACTGTTAGTTGGCTCCTCGGAAGATTCTGTAATTACAAATGCTCCTACTGTTGGCCTTATGCCCGCAGTGATCGTAAAGACCATCGTCCTACAGAATTATGTTTACGGACAATAGATGAAATAAAGAGACAGGCACGTGAAAACGGATTTAATAGTTTTCACTTCTCGTTATCTGGTGGAGAACCTACTTTCCACCCTGGCTACTTGGACATTTTGAGTCATCTTGCAGATGATGTATCAAATACTAACTACACAAGTGTCCATATGACAACTAATATGTCACGTAATGTTAAATGGCATGAGGATTATGTAGAGCGAGTTAAACCATTTCATCGTGCAAGTATCACTGCTAGTTTACATACTGAGCATCTTAATACAAGAGATAAGATGCAAGAGTTTGCAGATAAACTTATATTGTGTCAAGAAAATGATGTACAAATTACAGTGAACATGGTTATGGTCCCGGACTGGTTTGAACGTGATTGGGATAATGCATTATTTTTTCATGAACAAGGTATTAATGTAACATTGAAGCCACAATCGGATCCCACTGCAAGTCGTGTAGTTGATGGGTATACAGAAGAACAGATGAAAAGATTGTGGAATGGTATGCCACAACTTGCGTATACTGAGGTAAAACGTAAATGGAATGATAGACCAAAACCCAACTTTCAAGTTCCAGAGTATGCAATTGGTCAAAATGATAAAAGTGTACCTTGGCATATGCAAGTAGAGTTTACAGACTCAAACGGTAAGAAATGGTATATGGATCAGGCCGAGCGTTTCAATGCGTTTAATTTTAATAACTTTGAAGGCTGGAGTTGTAACAGTGGGTATCAAGGTATAATAATACGTGAACCAGACGGTAGTATAAAACGTAGTTATAGTTGTGCAGACCAGCCATTGGGATATATCGAAAGTGGATTTAAACTATTTGACAAACCAATGCCATGTATAAGTAAGAGTTGTGTTAGTAGTGCGGACTCAAAGATTCCAAAGAGGAAATTATAATAATGTTTAGTTTTAAATCACCAACTGTACAAATGCTGGGTAGATGGCAACCATGGCACGAAGGGCATACTGAATTATTCAAACAATCAATTAAATTGACTGGACAAGTTATTATTATGTGTAGGGATGTACAAGGTGAAAATTCTGGACCAGGCCAAGACGATAATCCGTGGGACTACTATGATGTAAGAACTAATATCATATCTGCATTAGAGAAGTATGGATATAAATTACATCATGACTATGAAGTTGCTAAAGTACCAAATATCATTGATATAAGTTATGGCAGAGGGGTGGGATACACATTTACAGAACACGATTTAGGAACAGATATACATGATATTAGTGCCACCCAAATTAGAAAACAAATGAGAGAAGACGGAAGTTTAGAGTAAGATGCGAAAAAAAAGATTTAATTTGAGTCAAGTAGAACAAGAACAGAAAAATATAAGACAGGCAGATTTGATAGAAAAAAAAGAAAAAGTACTATTAACAGACGAATGGAGTGGATACTGTGATAACAATGACCATCCATTATTTTCTATCAATATAACATATAGTAAACCATGGGCAGTATGTTATTATTGCAGCAAATTATGGCTGATTGATAAAAGTACTTGACAATATGTATTTTTTCGATTACTATAGAAAG